AATTTTTTAGAGAGGAAAGTGTAGTGGTTCGTAGTAATCGTTTGATTGATGAACTACTGACTTTCGTCTATATAAATAACAGAGCGCAAGCGATGACCGGATACAATGATGATTTGGTTATGTCGTTTGCTATTGGACTTTGGGTTCGTGATACAGCTTTAAGACTACGAACACAAGGTGTGGAATTAACAAAGAAAACTCTCAGTCGTATGATGGACAATGAGGGTTTATACACCAATGACGACATCAAGAAAAATGATAGTTGGGATTGGGAAACAGGTAAAGAAAAAGAGGACTTAACGTGGCTCTTATAAAAGTGAGGTAAAAAATGGCTGATACAACATTATTTGGGAGATTGAGAAGATTATTTTCTACAAATGTTATCGTAAGAAATGTAGGTGGCAAGAAATTAAAGATTGCTGATACAGACCAAGTGCAAAAACAAGTAAAATCACATTTAGTTGATAGATATACTAAATTACACAATAACTTAGATTTAGTTGGAACAGGTTATTCTACCGTTCATCAGATTATGGCGGCAAGATTAGCATTGTTTAAAGATTATGAAAGTATGGATTCAGACCCAATCATATCATCTGCATTAGATATATACTCTGATGAGTCTACTATGAAAGGTGAGTATGGACAAGTTATCGATATTAAATCTGACAATGACAATATTAAAGATATTTTAAATAATTTATTTTATGACATTATGAACATTGAGTTCAACCTATGGCCTTGGGTTCGTAATATGGTTAAGTATGGAGATTTCTTTCTATACTTAGATATAAGTGATAAGTATGGTATTACAAATGTAGTTCCTTTATCACCTTATGAAGTTATTCGTTCTGAGGGAGAAGACCCTGAAAATCCTTACTACACTAAGTTCTACTTAGAAAGTATTGAGGGAGCACACCCGTATTTCGGCCAAAAGCCAAGTGGTAAAGGAAAGATAGAATTTGAAAACTTCCAAATCGCACATTTTAGATTAGCAAACGATAGTAATTTCTTACCTTACGGAAAATCTATGGTTGAAGCAACTCGTAAGATTTGGAAACAATTAACACTTATGGAAGACGCTATGTTAATTCACAGAATTATGAGAGCACCTTCTAAACGAGTATTCAAGATTGATATTGGTAATATACCACCAAATGAAGTTGACAATTATATGCAAAGAATTATCAACAAAATGAAAAAGACACCTTATCTTGATGAAGCAACAGGTGAATACAATCTTAAATACAACATACAAAACCTAACAGAAGATTTCTTTTTGCCAGTTCGTGGTGGAGATAGTGGAACAGAAATTAATGAGTTAGGTGGTATTGATTATGACTCAACCGAAGATGTTGAATATTAAAACAAATTATTAGCATCACTAAGAGTTCCAAAAGCATTCTTAGGGTTTGATGAAAATGTCGGTGGTAAAGCAACACTTGCAGCAGAAGATGTAAGATTTGCAAGAACCATTGAAAGAATACAAAGAATTATAGTATCGGAGTTAACAAAGATTGCAGTTGTTCACTTATATTCACAAGGATATGTAGATGAAGACTTAGTAAACTTTGAATTAGAATTAGCAAGTCCTTCAACTATGTATGAACAAGAAAAGATAGAATTGTTCGGACAGAAAGTAAACTTAGCTCGTGATATGTTAAGTGATAAAATTTTACCTTATCAATGGATTTATGATAATATATTTAACTTTTCTGACAAAGAAAAAGTTCAAATTGAAAATCAAATCATTGATGACCAAAAACAAAAATTCAGACACTCTCAAATTGAGATGGAAGGTAATGACCCAATGGAAACAGGAGACGCAATTGGAACACCAAGTGATATGGCAGCCGTAGGTATCGGACAAGACGATGCTCAAACACCACCGGATACCATAGCAGGTTCTATATTTGACCCATTTCCAGAAGAGGAAAAAGAAGATGATAGACCAGAAGACCAACAAGGTGGTCGCCCACAAGAAATGAATAAACCATTTAAAGATAGTGGAGCAAGAGGTCGTGACCCATTAGGGAAACAAACAAAAAATCGTAGAGGATTAGCATTAGCACACTACGATGCTTTGAAAAAAACTATGGGTAAAAAGTCAAAAAACATAATACAAGAAACTAACCAAGTTGATGAATTAGAACAAGAATATAATGAATATAAAGAGGAAAACGGACAAGATTAGAACCGATTTCTTGAAAGTTTTATATTTATTATTGATAAAATACACAAAAATACTTTGGAGCTCAAATGTCTTATGTAAAACATAATAAGATAAAGAATACAGGTATTCTTTATGAACTTTTATCACGTCAAATAACAGTAGATGTGATAAATGACACAAAAAGCCCTAAGTCAGTTAAATTATTTAAGGAATTCTTTAATAAAAATACTGAATTAGGTAAAGAATACGAATTATATTCAATCTTATTGAATAAAAAATACAAAAACTTGACTCACGCATCGTCCTTATTAGAGGCAGTAGTCAAAAGTCGTAGAAAATTGTCAAATCGTCGTTTGGCAAACGAAAAATACAATTTAATTAAAACAATTAAAGAGAATTATGATATAAAAGAATTCTTTAACACAAGAATACCTAACTTTAAAGTTATGGCATCCGTGTATCGTGTTTTTCAATCAGAAGTTGGAAAAGAAGACTTTGGGCCAGTCCAAAAAACAGATTCATCAATAACAATTACAGAACACATCACTCAAACAAAACTAAATAGAGTGAAAAAGAAAAACTTAAATGAATTTACTGAACAAAGTAAAGATTTAAGGTTGTTAAGTTATCAATTATTAGTTGATAAGTTTAATTCTAAGTATAAATCTCTAAATGAAAATCAAAAAAACTTGTTGAAACAATATATCAGCAATGTATCTAATACAAATTCGTTAAAAGAGTTTATTGATTCAGAAGTAGTAAAAATCAAAAGAGCTTTAAAGTCTTTACTACCAAAAGTGAACGATAAAATTACTAAGATTAAATTATCAGAAGCTATTGAATATACTGACACAGCTACAAAAGGAAAAATCGTGAAAGATAAACACGTGGTTGCATTGATGAGATACTATGAACTAATTAAGGAAATCAAATATGTCCAATCGCGCAAAAGTAATAGCTAAATTAAAAGAATACATAAAAAATCTTGTAGTTAAAGAACTTGAAGAAGCTTCAACAACAGCTTCAGCAGGTGCAGCAAACCCAATGGGAACTGGCATTTACTACGATACACCCTACGCATTTAGAAGTAAAAGAAAAAAAGATAAAAAGAAACTTAAAAAAATTACACACGCAGGTGGATACAAGCCAGTTAAAGAAGTTACTCAACAAGAAGTTAGTGCATTAGAAAAAGTTCATAAAAGTTTACAGAAAATAAGAAAAGATTATATAAAGATTTATAATATTGGTGATAAAACACTTAAAGATAGACAATATAATGATTATTATGAATATATTCTAACAGCTGAAAAAGATATAGGAAAACTTGCACACTTTTTCAAAACAAAACAAAGATTAGGTGAAGGTCGTTATCACGATTGGAGAAATGACGAATCTATGACACCAAAACAAAAGATTGGTCGTTCAATGAGAGAAATTAGAGACGCATTAAACGAGTTAGACAAAACCGTGAAAATGAACTTAAAATTAAAGACCGAATTAAATATGAATTCACAAGATTATTGGAAGAACACACATAAAGCACTAACCAAGATTTCAGAAAGATTAGTAAAGATGGCAAACAAAGTAGGAAATTTAAAATGAAAAATTTAAAAGAACAATACGAAAGATTTTTTGGTTCATTAAATGAAGCACAGGATTTCAAAGGACGAGTAACACCAGATATAGCAAGACAGATTGCAAAAGCGATGGTAGCAAGAGGTAATAAAGACAAAATGACTTATGATTTTGATTTAGTGGTAGCAGGTAGATATACTAATGGTATGAGTAAAACATTTCAAATGGGTGATATATTAACAGCACTCGGTCTTAATTCGGCAAGTGATTATTCGGACTCCGTTTACTTAGACGGAACTGATATAGTTCTCGGAGATAAAACTATTGGTAAGTGGAGAGGTATGTCAAAAGGCGATTTCTTCAAATTATTAAAGAAAAAACGTTTAATTAGATTTTAAGGACAGATATGAAACAAGTAATAGTAGATTATATACCATTTAACATTACACCGACTCAAATAAATGAGGCGATGAAAGAAAACAACGGAAAGTTAGTTGTTAAAGGTGTATTACAAAGAGCAGAAGCAAAAAACCAAAACGGACGAGTATATCCAAGAGAGATATTGGTTCGTGAATCTAAAAAATATG